GTTGCTAACCCGCATTACAATAATCCAGACTCACCAAACTATAAAGCTCTTCATCGAAGAGCAGAGCAGTTATCACAAAAGATTTCACAATCACGATAAAAGAAAGCCTCCGTTTAGGGGGCTTTTTTTATGAAATAGATAAATAAAATTAGCAAGACAAGCAGGCACGAGCCCGCAGAAGCTAACGATTACCACTCAAGTGGCCCTTAGCAGAAGCCGTTTACTCACGCAGCAACAAGTCAAGCATATAGCTTGGTTCAGTGTGAGTAGAAAGAGGTTTTCCACAAGCCAAAGTTCCAAGCAAAAGCAAAAACATAAGGAACAAAAATGGCTTATACAGTCGATACAGCAAAAATTACACAATGGGCCGCAGAAGCTAAACACGCTTTCGGTCAAACTTCATCTTACCTACGAGACTCAGTGCGTGTTCGTCGTGAAAACGCACTTACTATGAGCTGGCACAAAATTGGTACAGGTACAGCAACTCTAGATTTGGCAGCACATACAGATTTGACTTCAATGGACCCAACACACAGCGTTGTGTCAATGACAATGGGTACAATTCACTCTGCAATCCAATTCCGTGACTTAGATCAAGCTATGACTAACTTAGACTTGAAGCGTGAATACACACAGGAAGTTGCTCGTGCAACAAACCTTGCTCTTGATACAAAAATCAAAACAGCATTGCACGCTACAGGAAACACAGTTACAGCGGCAGCACTAACAGCAGCAAACATCATTTCAATTGGTAAGCAGTTGAATTCAAACAACGTTCCAATGGGTGACAGAACGCTTGTTATTAGCAATGGTGGTTTAGAAGACATTCTAAACGATTCAAAACTAACTTCACGTGATTATGTAGAAGACAAACTTCTAACAACTGGCTTTGCAAAGAATGTATTAGGATTTGATATTATTTTAGTACCTGACACCTTGCTTACAGCAGGTTCAAGCACTCGCTGGTGCTATGCATACCACAAGTCAGCAGTTGGTTTAGGCTTCTCGCAGGATTACACCTTCGATGTAGAGCGTTTACCTAAGTCAGACGAATGGCAAATTATGGCAAAGATGGCCGCTGGTGCAGTTATAATCGACGATGCTGGTGTTTGCAAATTCGAAGTTGCAGACTAATAGAAATATATAGAAATAAAGGAAATATATAATGGCTTTTTCAAGTTCAACATTCGGTCCAGTAGGCGGTTCTAACGGGAACAACCTTTGGATTTACTCAAGCGCAGATGCAATTGCAACTGTGAACACAAGTGGCTACTTCAATGACGTTTCTCACCTACTTTCAGTACGTGACGTTATCATTGTTATTGATACAGCAACGCCAACAACTAACTTTGTTAGTGTTCTTACTAACGCTTCTGGCGTTGTAGACGTTTCGGATGGCACTGCCATTGCTGAAACTGACACAGACTAAGTTCTAGTCCATCTAAAGGCGAAGCCCATCACGCAAGTGGTGGGCTTTTTCTTGTTTCAGATAAATATCTGAAAGGAACATAGATGGCACAAACAAACATTACAATTATCAACAAAGCACTTTCACGTATTGGTGCACCAACAATTACGTCATTAGATGATGGTTCACGTGAAGCTGAGGTTATGAATGAGTTATATGAAAGCACATACCAATCACTTCTAGTTGAAGCACCTTGGACATTCGCAAGGAAGGACTTGGAACTATCTCAAAATGTGGTCGATCCAATTGACCAAAACTTTCAATACAGTTACTTGCTTCCAACTGACTATATAAACATTATATCGTTTTACAGTTCAGGCGGTTCAACAGAAAAATATTTTTCAGTACAAGGTGATTACGTTTATTCAAATTTGAATAGATTGTTTGCGAAGTACATCTATCAGCCAAGCGAAACGGAATTACCAGCTTGGTTTACAAACTACCTTATTGTCAAACTTGCATATGTTTCAACAGAAGCAATTATCGGAATTGGTTCAGTACAAGACAGATTAGAAAAGGAACTGTATGCGGTTCGTGCTGCCGCTTTCAAACAAGATAACGCACTAACACCACGTATAAGTGCACTTGCTCCTAGCAAATATGTTTCTGTGAGGGGCTAACGTGGCAAAGATTAGAACTTCACAGTATACATTCACAAGAGGACAACTAGGCGCTGATTTAGACTTTCGCTCAGATAACGAGTTATACCAAGCAGGTGCTAAAACAATTACTAACGCATTCGTGCTACCGCAAGGTGGCGTAGTAAAGCGTAAAGGGTTTGAATACATCAACACAGTTACGGGTGCTATTCGCATTCGTAAGTTCGCATTCAGCGACACACAAGAGTACGTCCTAGTGTTTGGTGATGCTGAGTTGCTGATTTATAAAGATGATGTTCTTGTGTTTGATTCTAGTACGGGCGGAATGACTGTTCCTTATGCAGCGGCAGATATTCCAACTTTAGATTTTTCACAAAAGTATGATGCGATGTTTATCGTTCACAAGGACTACAAACCGTATCAACTAACACGGGGCGCAACAAACGCAGACTGGACGCTTGCGGAAATTGCCTTCAAGTCAATCCCATTTGAAAAGTTCAACACAACGCAGACGCTAACGCCAAGCGGCACAACTGGCTCAATCAATCTTACCCTCAGTGCCGGTTCAGATTATTGGACGGCAAATCATGTAGGCGTAAAAGTTTTTGTGAACGGCGGGTATGTTCAAATTACGAGTATCACATCAGGCTTGATTGCCGTAGGCACAGTGACAACCTGGCACACCATCACATCACTGACAGGAACAGGAGCAGATGATGCATGGAGCGAAGAGGCTTGGAGCGCAGCACACGGTTATCCACGAACAGTGACGCAACATCAATCCCGTCTTTTGTTCGGCGGCACACGAGATTTACCACAATCAATTTTTGCCAGTGTTTCATTTGATAATTTAGATTTTGATGATTCTAGCACAGACGCTGATTTTAGTTGGACAAAAGAAATTGGTACACAAGAAGTAAACTATATTCGAGCAATTATTGGTAAGCAAGACATTTACATATTCACTAATGCAGAAGAGTTCGTTATTGACGGAACGGATGCAGTTACAGCAACAGCTGGTAGAATATACCTACAGAACAGTATTGGATGTGCTGAATTAGAACCACTGAAAGTGAACAGTGATTTAGTATATGTTTCAGCCGATAGTAAAGGTGTTTACTTGATGCGATACGATGCAGATCAAGGCAAATACATTCCTACATCAATGACAACGCTTTCACAATCAATCATCAACTCACCTGTAGACGTTGCATACATATCAAACTACGACGATACACAAGCAAATTTTATGATTATTGTGAACGGTGATGGAACTATGTCTTCACTTACATTGGACACAGACAAGAAGGTTTATGGTTGGTCTACACACACAACAAACGGACTGATAAAAGGTGCGGAAGTTATTTCTAACAATCTTTATGTATTGGTTGAGCGTGGAGGAACAATGTATTTGGAAAAACTAACAGAACAAGAAATATATTTAGATCATTGGTATAATGGTTCAGCAGGAACAGCAAAATCACTTTGGAATGGTGCTTTGTCTTTAGCAGGTTATACAGTTGGTTGTGTTGCTTCGGAAAACGATACAGACATTGAAACTTATTATATACACGATGATATTCTTATTGGCTCAAGCGGTGACTTTCAAACTAACTCGGATGTGAGAGCAGTTGCAATTGGGCATAGATACACATGTACACTTGAAACTCTAGCACTAGCATTTGGTCATTATGGACAGTTGATTAGAGGTGAGCGCATTAGAAAAACACGGGCTGAAATAAGAGTTCGTAAAACAAAACAATTCACAGTAGACGGATACACAGTAGATGAAAGAAAGATTGGCGAAGCGTTACTTGATGCAAACTTACCAGACATTGATAAAATTATTGATGTTGGTTTGAGTGGTATTGGAACAAATATAACAGTAAAAGTTGAGAGCGCTGAACCAAATCCATTGCGTGTATTAGGACTTACTGTTGAAGTTCAATACAGGCGACCAAGTTGACGATTACATTTGAATATCCAAGCAAACAACAAGTTGAGTTCATATATGATAACATTAGAGAGCACGACAAAGAAGAGCTTTCAGCGTTCAACATTTCACGAGAAAAT